GATTCGGGTGGGCGTGCCGGATCTATTGGCTACGCCCGTAAACCCAAAGAGCAGTTTGGTAGACCTTTTGGTTAGACCTGAGAGAAAACCACGTTGTTTGGCTGGTCTTGGTACTTGCCCTTCCGGTCTTGATACGTGGTATGGCATGGATTACCACGATAGAACAGCAGTTGCGTGATCCCTTCGTTTGCATAAATGCGGTTGAAGAGCCCAGTGCAATTACTGATTTCAAGCGTCAGGTAACCTTCCCATCCACTTTCGGCTGGCGTAATGTTGACCAGGATACCTGAACGTGCGTAAGTAGATTTACCTACGGCAACAACGGTGACATCACGAGGAAGCTTCAGACGTTCTTGAGCAACGCCAAGACAATATCCATACGGAGGAAGCAAGAAGTACTGACCGCGTTCATCCTCCAGGAGGTCAGCAGGTTTCAGGATGTCGGGATCAAAGTTCTTTGGATCGCAATCACCAGCTTGTACCTTGCCAAAGATCAGGCATTGCGCAGGAGACAAACGGATGTCATAGCCGTAAGAACTAAGGCCGTAGCTAAGAAGCTTGCGTCCATCTTCTTTGTTGACCAAATGATCCACAAAGGGTTCGATCATCTGGTCGTCTTCCGCCAGTTGCTTGATCTCCCAGTCGGCCAGGACGCTCATAAATCCCTGTAATCGTCCTTCAGTCTACAGAGATTACACAAGAAGGTGTCCACGCTCCCCATAAATTTTTACGAAAGAATCCACGGCATCACCAGAGGAATCCTGTGGCGGCAAGTACACAAGAAATGAGGTGCATGTGCGCTTCCTGTTTACCTCTCCGTCTTTGTGGCACATGACATAAGGTGCACTTCTTAAAATGCACATCGGGAACTTAAAGATCTTGGGCTCGTAACGAATCATGTCAGGGCAGTTGCTGAAATAAAGACCTTGCTCTATTTCTTTTGCAAGCCACGCATGGTACATTCTGCGGAACCAAACGGCGTGGGAGGATGTCAGTGTCAAGGAAGAAGCCCTTGTCATCTTCCATTTTTCATGCTTTTGATCCCAGAAGTAAGCACCCGCTGGTGGAAACAAGTAACAACTTCCGTACCACTGTTGGGCATTTAACCCATCATCCGTTGGTGTGTAATAGTTCTCTGCTTCGATATACTCATTGGCAACCTTGGAACTGGCCACATCAAGTGTGATGCCACCCAACAGTTCGTTGGCAGCAAGCACCAGGTCTTTATTGGTGATTAGTTCGACACCTTCATTGCGAGCCGCAACGCCACGTACGCCTTTTTCAGCCATTACTCTGCAGCCTTGTTGTAATCAATCTCAAAATAACGCATGCCTTCGTCATCATTGATGACGTATCCAGCTTTTTCCGTTGGATCAATCTTTTGTGCCGCTCCAAGGATGCGCCTAAAAGTCTCGGCTAGATCACCATCATTATTCCGTTCACAATCCTCTTGTGCTGCATGGATCTCCTTCAAAGTCCAGAAGAACATAGAGCGTTCTTTGTTGCGTGGCTGGAACACCATGACACCTGGACCTTCAACCTCCCACATCTTGCAGTATTGCTCGCCCATATCACCAAGAATTAACTTGATGGTTGCATCAAGCATCTTGGCTTTCTTCTCATCAAGCTCTGGCCCAATCACAGAAGCAATCAGTTTTTCACGTCGATCCATCTTTCAGCAATCCTTGGCGGTGTAATGATTCCAGAAGCTTAGGCGTTGGTTGGTACAGTACAACCAATTTGCCTAGGACTCCACGTTTTTTGACAAGTTTTCCGTTTTCATCCCTTACCTTATCAAATTCTCCAGATCGGATAAGGTATTCGGCTACGCAACGTAACCTTCGTTTCAAAGGCAACTCTGCTTGCGGAAACTTACCACAGATTGTATCTGCGCTCAGATCATGGAACGCAAGACGTAATCGATTGGCAAGTGTCATGCCAGAGTTGGCGTCCTCTTCTTCGTAGTTTTTTAAGTTTTCTAGGTACCTGCGCAGGCAACCATCATCGAATGATCCACTGGGTGGCAAGAACATCTCCACTTGCCTGATCAAAGATTCAGGCAGCATCTCCTCATGGTTCTCAACCGTTACAGAACCAAGATCAATTCCCTGGAAACGATGAGCCATTACTCAAGGAACCCCCGTTTGTTTTTGTATTGGTCATAATGTGCCCGTAGATTTTTTAAATCCAGGTTTTCGTTTTTAGCAAAAGATTGAATCAGTCGATTCCAGGGGATCCGCAGGACGGCCTTGCGGTGTACATCAGGAGAAACATTGACATAATGGATGCCCTCTACCCAGCCTTTGTCTGGGGTTTTTCTTCCGATAGAAATCCAGTTACGGATGGTTTGGTCTGAGACGCCCAGGCGTTTACCACATTCTTCTGTCGAGATATACTCATCGGCAAAGGCTTCTGGATTTAACGCGTCCGTTTCTCCTGTCGAATAACGGCTATGCCACATGGAACCAAGGATATTCTTGATTCCTTTAAGCTCGTACGCAATATCCTCTAAGCTTTTACGTAGTCCGTACTGCATACTGCACATCCTTTGTTTATATGTTAGTCTTTGGGAAAACAATTTGCGACCATGGAAGAGCAGATTCCCCCTAGTCAGCCACCAATGCCCCAAACCCTGGAAGGGCAGATCACACCTGAGATGCTTGCTCAGATGAAGGCTAGGGCACGTGAGCTTGCCATCCAACAAACCATTGCACAACAAGCAGTAATTCCACAGCAGCAACCTCAGGTTGTTTATGTGCGACGCAATTTAACAGTCGCCGAAATCCTGTTGGTTATCCTGCTTTCCTGTGGGATTGTTACAGGAATCCAATGGTCCTGGAACATTGTAACGAATGTTTTGCCCCGTGTTGAGATTAAGGTGCGCTAAATAAGCCGATCTATAATGTAGAGAAAGAATTGCGTAGTTAGTAGGTGGCAAACCGTAGGATCAGTGAATTCCCTGCCATCAGTGGGGGCGAGATCGATGAACAGGACCTGCTAACGCTCGTCCATGTTTTCGAGGTTGACCCCACTTTACGCAACAAAAAAATTACCTTTACTCAATTCAAAGAATATCTCAATGAGTATTACGCACCTGCTAGTGGTGCAACCTTTAGTGGTAACGTTACAATTTCAGGGAACCTGACGGTTTCTGGTACTAGTTCATTTAACTCAATTACTGCATCTGGTTCCAGTACATTCAGTGGGATTGTTGTCCAAAACAATGCTGTTGTCAGCGGTACCGTCAGTGGCCTGACCATTACGGGTACCAATGTTCAGAGCACCAATGTCAACGCAGTTATTGCGACGGTTACGACTGCAACTGGTACGACAAGTGCTTTTACGTCCGGCGTTTATCAAAATTTGTCGGGTGCCACAATTACAGGCGGCATTGTCCGCTCGCCATCTGGTATATTCACCAATCTAAGCGGTGTCACGATTACTGGCACGACCGTCGCAGCAACCACAGGTACGTTCCAGGTTCTTGGCACACCGGTCCTGGACGTAAACGGAAATCTTTCCGTTGCTAGTGGTTTAACAGTTACTGGCAATGCTCAATTTAGTAGTGGTGTTCAGGTCACAGGAACATTAGCCGGAACAACGGTAAACGGATCTACAGCGCAATTCACAAGCTTTACTGGTGTATCTGGTGTTTTTACAACACAGCTATCTGGTGCCACCATTACAGGAGATACGTTACAAGCCTCTAACGTAACTGGTGTCTCAGGTACATTTACAACCAGGGTTTCTGGTGCAACCGTAACCGGTAACACAGGTGCTTTTGGTAACGTATCAGGCATCTCTGGTGTCTTTACACAATTTCTTTCTGGTGCTGTAATTACAGGTGACACCGGACGCTATACCACGCTCACTGGTGTATCCGGTACTTTTACAACGGTTTCAGGTGCAACCGTTACTGGTAACACAGTTACCGCAACAATTGTTTCTGGTGTATCTGGTGTATTTAATAGTCATGTATCAGCTACCACAATTACTGGAGCATCAGGTGTTTTTACAAACCTGACGAGTACATCCGGTACATTCACAACTCAAGTTTCAGGTGCAACCGTTACCGGTAATATTGGTGCCTTTACTTCCCTGACAGGAGCAACCGGTACATTTACCACACGTGTTTCTGGCCTTCTTGTCACTGGGGACACGGGTAGTTTCACAAATCTCACTGGTATTGCCGGTGTTTTTACTACCAGTGTTTCTGGTACTACTGTTACTGGCAATACGGTCCAAGGTACGTCTGGCGTCTTTACCAATCTTAGTGGTACGACGTACACAGGCACAACAGTTAATGCAACGACTGGTGTTTTCCAAACACTTGCAGCAATTAACCTTGCTTTTACTAATACGACAGTATCCGGTAACCTTAACGTTCTTGGTTCTGGTTTCTTTGCTTCCGGTGTCCAGATCACTGGTACGCTTAGTGGCACAACAATTACAGGTACTACTGTTCAGGCGGTTACTACCTCTGCAACAACTGGTACTTTTACATCGTTAACAGGAACAACAATCACAGGTGTTACTGCGACATTCACAACGATCTCCGGTGTAACAGTCACTGGTGCAACCGGTGTGTTTACCAATATCACTGGCAGCACACTTAGGGTTACAACACCTTCTGGCGCAACACCTGCCATTGTTTGTTCTGGCGTCGTATCAGGTGGTGCAAGTGGCTTTGTAATTCAAGGACCACTGATTATTCTTCCTTAATTTTCTCGGCTAAAATAAACAAAAAGAGACAACAAAATGGCGTACGGCACTATTAAAGTAGATACGATTACTTTCACCGATGCTGGTGTTGATAAGAGCGTTACAATTTCTGGGTTAGTTCAGAATCCTACTTTTAGTGGTAACGTTACCGTCACCGGTACTCTTTCAGGCGTTACTGTAACTGGTACGACGGCTAACTTTACGAGTGGCAATTTTACTAATATTAGTGGCGGTACTCGTACCATTACATCGGGTGTATTTGCGGCAGGTAGTGCAGCAAGCCCTTCGATTACATTTACGGGTGATTTAAATACTGGCATTTATTCCCCCGGCGCAGACCAAGTAGCCATCAGCACTGGTGGGTCTGGCAGGTTGTTCATCAATTCAAATGGTGATGTAGGTGTTGGCACTGGTGGCACGCAAGGAACAAAGCTCCACGCTGTTGGAGGTAATATATGGTCTGGCAATTTTTATGAAGTAGGGCGCTTTCAGAAATCTTCTGGAACTGCTATTTCT